TTGGCCAGTTTCGCACGACTGATATTCGAAACAAGCCAACGCGCCAAACACGTGGCCGAAGTCTGCGAACCTGTCGCGGCATATTCTGCGGTAGGTGTAATCGGTGGGCAAGTATGCGATCATTCCGCCGATTTTGTCGGCGTTGGTGTCGCTGTATCGTGCCGCAAGGCTTGCGCAATTGGCGGCGATTAGTTCGCGGCCTATTAGCGTTTCACGGTCTGCGCGGTTTCCTAAGTGTGCTAGGGGTTGTCCGTTGGGCAGTGTGATCAGGCAATAGCCGGCTCGGGTTTCGATTAGTTCGATCAGTTCGGCGGTGTATATCGTGGGCATAGTGGCCGGTAGATATATATGTAGCGGGTTTACGTGGTCGCGGTTATAGTCGCGTTCGGTGGTGGCCGATACGATCAGGTCGATTAGGTCGGTGTCTACTTGGTATGCGCTCATAGTTTGCCCGTCTCCCAACGGTTCGCGCCCGTTTGTTTTCGTGCGCTTTATGAGTAGATCATATTTCGCGCACGTTGTCAAGTCTTTTTATTGTTTATTTTTTGCGGGGTGCGCTGGTGTGATCGTTGGTTATAGATCGGCGGTAAGTAGTGACTAGATCAAAACTAGATCACGCTGCCGGCTGTTGGCACCAGATCGAACACGGGCGACTAGTGGTGACGCGGTATCGGGTTTGTCGGCGGTGTAGTCGGTTGTGGTGCCGGTAGCGGTAGTGGTAGCCGCTGGGAGTGATCTACCACTACCGGTACTTGTTAGCGGCGTTATTTTTTGTGTCGGTAGTAGAGGTGGGTGAACGGGTAGATCGATACAAGCATTGTTGCCCACCATAGATAGCCGGCGTTGGCTCCTACTGTCACGGCACATATTGCTACGGTGATGATTATGGTGGTGGCGGTAGCGCGGAATATTGGGCTGTCGGTCATTGGTTGCTCAATTCTTGCCACATATACGGGGTGAGTGTTGTTTCGTTCGATTGGCCGTTGTCGTTGGCGTATTCGTTGCGCTCGCTGTCGGTCATTGTTTCCCAGGTGTCACAGTCTTCTTGTGTCCAGTCGGTGGTGCTGATTAGTTGTATTCGTGACGCGTCACCATACGTGCCTTGTTCGGTGTCTAGGTACAAGGTGTGCGGGTAGTAGTCGTTCATACTGTCGGTGTGTCGATCTTGACCAAATATCTGGTCGGTGAATTGTTGTAATGCGCGTAAGTTCATTGTGCTATCTCCGTGTAGGTGTCGTTGTTGGTTTCGACAAGGTTGGTGTAAATAATTATCTGGCCTTCGTTGTCCTCGTCTATTGAGTAGTTGGGCATAAGTTTTTCTAATGCCGTTCTAAGTTTGTAACCGTTCATTGTGCTGTCTCCTCGTTGTCAAGTATTTCGGTGGCTGCTGCTTGTAAATAATCTCCGATAGGCATATTGTCGATTACGTCATCGCCGGCACCTGATATGTCATCCCATTGGTCATCGGTTATTTCTTTTCCGAGTACGTCATCGAACCATTCTTTAGTCCAGTAGGCGATAATAATTTCATCTTCGGGGTCAAGATCCGATAGTTGTTGTATTGCGTATTTTACCCTCATTGTGCTGTCTCCGTTTCGTGTTGTTGAGTGTGATATTCCAAGTCATCAGTTTCCCAATAGACGTAGATCGTGCCGCAAGTGGCACATTCCGCGCAAGGATTACCGGCTAGTCGTGATAGGTAGTAATGCCAAGCGGGTGCTGTGGTGGTGGCCATTATTCCCCCCAGTATTTTGTTGGGTGAATATCGCCGTCAATCGTGAACCGGCGCGGCTCAGACCACTCCAGATATTCGATTACGGCCTGTTCACTGGTTAGGTTTTCGATCTCGTCGTAACCTGATCGTGCTAATTCGCGGCATAGATCACGGAATTGTTCGGCAAACATTTCGGTTGTGTCTGTGTCTGCGTCAATCGAACAACCGTCATCGTCACTAGTGAACAATGCGATAGTCATACAGTTTTCGTGGCTGTAATGGTGGCCGTGGCTATTGCGCGTAAACGTGGCGGTATCTGCGCCGTGCCAGTTTACGTTGGGCGCGTCATCTTTATATAGGGTGCCATAGATCGCTACCCCGTCGCCTTGACAGTTTGACAATGACCACTCGACAGTTAGACCAACACGCTTAGACAAGTCTTTTGGCCTCATCTCGCCCTCATATGCGCCGGTGAGTGCGGTATATAGTTCGCCGTTGAGATAATCGGTGATCTGGCTGCTGTCTAGCCACTCGCCCAATTCGTAGCGCATTTTTTCTAACGCTTTTTCACGTGCCGTATCAGACAATTCGCCCAACAAAAACACGGTTTCTGTAACCGTTACTTGTTTCATACAGTCTCCCAACTGTTCCCCCGTCAAGCGGGGCTAACAAGAGTATGACCTATCGCCGGCAAAATGTCAAGGATTATTCCGGATAATTTTTTGCCCACACTTCGACAAGTAAAGACAGATATATGTCGGTGTATTCGGCCAACGGATTATCGCCAGCGCGGTACGGATCGGTGATGTCAAACAGTGACGGTTGATCGTTCATACACGCCGCCAAACACGGACAGGCCGAGCGTGACACGCTACACGCGCTGACGGTTGGTAAGTGTCGGTAGGGCAGATCAGTCCGTCACTGGCAACTTGTCGTAGTACGGCACCTATCGCACGGGGTTCGTGTGGTGTTGGTAGTGCTGCGTTTTCGAGTGCCTGCCAAATGTTGTCGGTTGTGAAGGTGTCGGTAGTGGTAGCGATTTGTACGATGACGTTGTAACAGGTTGTGAGCCATGTTTGGTCAGCGTTGTTGGTAACGGTAGCGATTGCCTGGTTTTTGGCTTCGGTAGCGGCGATGATGTCTAGTAGGTTCATTTGTTCTCCATTGGTGTTGGTCGGTGTTTGTTTTCGCATACGGGTGGTTCAACAAGTTTAATGTAGGTGGTGATCACTTGTTTGCATTGTGGGCAACACCAGGTTTGTTTGTTCATCAGATTGCCAAGATATGTTTTGCGATCCATTGGGCTACTGGTGATGCTACTCCGTTGCCGCATTGTTTGTATCGGTGGGTGTCGGCTTGTTCTGTGCCGTCAGTTTTGTATCTGGTGTGATGATCAGGCCATCCCATCAACCGTTCACACTCCAACGGGGTCAGTCGACGTACAGCCATTGTTGGTTCAAGTACACCTGTGGATTGTTTTGTGCCTGCACGGAGCGCGTGATGTATTTCATTTACGCTGTCGTTGTACTCATCGTAGGCGACGCTTGGTGATTGTTGCGATGCTTTAAGTGTTGGCGAAACGTTCTCGGTGACATTGGCGTTGCTGCCAAACTGTGTATCAAACGCTAAGGTCGGTTCAGCAACCATCGGTGTATTGTTGCCACCGGTACCCATCATCGCTGATAGCGAGTGCATAACTTTTTCTTGGATTCGTGCTTCTCCACTCATGTGTGCTTGGAAGAAGATGGGTTCCTCAACTATGGCATGTCCATCTCTTATGGATTCGTGGTTGGTTGCTGTAACTCTGGCTTGTAGTGAGCCAACGATTTCTTTGACAGGGTTGTTTTTCATTTGTGTTGGTTCAACGATGGCTGTTGTGGCACGGGTATCACCAACATCAAACGAGTTCAGTGTCGGGTTGACTTCGCCAGGTATCCATGTTTCCGAATCGTCTGATGTTTGCGCTCGACTTGACTTCACAAACGGTTCAGTAACTAATGTTTCGCTGCCACCTCCCAAGTCACCACCGTTGGAGCGAAGTGTGCCAACACCCTCGGAATAACCAGCAAATGAAGATGATGTAAACCCTTGATTCTCAACAACCATGTTGTAAAATTCGGAACCACTTGGACCCCCTGAACCTTTGTGCCATTTAGATGTCACGCTTGTTCTAAGGATGTCTCCGTCAACTGTGGTTCCGGCAGCCCATTGACCATCTGTTCCAATGCTTGTTGCAGTCTCGCTGGCAACAGTTTTCCTCTTCGACTTGCTCTTCGCAAGATGCCTTGGCAAGCTTTCGGAGACAGGTAGTAACGGGCTTGGACATCGGTTGGCGAGGACAGGATCAAAGATAGCGATGACGAACACGCGCCTTCGTCGTTGGGGTATTCCGAAGTATTGTGCATCCAACACACTCCATTCGATTGCCACCGCCCCTGCTTCAGCCATTTCGTTGAGGATGATCCCGAAGTCAGCCCCTCCGTTGGAGTTGAGTGCGCCGACGACGTTCTCCCAAATAGAGATTCTTGGATATTGTCCATTAGTTTCCTCCTGTAGTTCTTTGATGATTCGGATTCCTTCGTGAAATAAACTTGACCTACCACCCTCTAACCCTGCTCGTTTACCGGCAACGGATAGGTCTTGGCATGGTGAACCCCATGCAACGACATCGACAACGGGTGCATGAGCGAGAATATGCTTGCCTGTCAGCGTAGATACATCATCCCATTTAGGTACATCAGGCCAATGCTTATACAGGATTGAGTTCGCATGTTTGTCCCATTCGCATTGGAATACTGTTTCCATACCTGCGTTCTCTAAACCCATGTCAAACCCACCGACACCACTAAACAAACTTAAAACTTTCATGCTGTCTCCTCTAACCCAAGTATGAACCAATCATTCCAAATTTCGCAAGGATGCAAACCAACCCTAATTGCGTATGTGTCTGCTTCGTATGCGTTGAACCTTATCTGTCGTTGCACCCATTTGTAGACGGTGGATCGACCAACATTTAACGCTGATCCGATAGCAATATGGGATGTGTCTGGGCCGAATGATTCTATAAGTTTCACTGCCGGATATTTGCGGTCGTATTGTGCGGTTTTCATGCTGCTTCCTGACATCGGCATGGTTTCACATACGTATATGTGCCACCCATAAATTCTGTTGTGTAAAACGTTTCGCAACCTGGGTAGCAGTCTGTTTCGTCAACATCGTGATGACCTTCCCTACCTATGTCCCATCCGGTGTGGTCACAAAGTTCGCAGCCAAATGTGCCGCCGATAACTCCGGCAACAGTCCGGAACATGTGGCGTACTTCCCCGATTGATGCAGGGAACTTTGATAATGATTCACACAGTTTGAGTACGGCTTTAGCGTCGTCGTCTGATGCGTCAAGCATGATGTCGTCGCGTGTCCACGCAGATTTTAATGTGTTACGTGCGATGTTTGTTGTCGGGAACAGGCCGCATAAACGGTCAATGAATAGTTCGATGTGTATTGGTTTCATGATTCCTCATCCATAAAGCATCCGCAAGCACCCCAGTCGTCTTTGTCAAACATTTGCGGTTGAGAATCAACCCGTTCGCGAAACCGTCTAAGCGTTAACGGTACCGGTTTGCCTTGTACTTGTTCTTTCAACATGGCAACATCCTTGTTTAGATAGATCCTAGTTTTTTCTTCTTCGTTTTCCCATTCAAGATATCTTTCACGGTTCCAGCCAAGTAACATTTTCCATGCTGCCTGGCCACCTCGCACACACGCGCCGCCACAGTTCGCGTGGCTGAAACCAACAGAATACAATCGGGGTGGTTCGATACCCATTTGCCTATATTTTTCTAGCAAAGCAGGTTTCTCTATGTACGGTTCGCGCATAAGCGGCGAGTCAACAATGTATGGGAGCCATAGTGGTGCGGCCCGTTCGTGGCGATGAGGTTCTGTCCAATCAAAACCCAGGTAGATGATTGAGTTTTCTGGTGTGCAATTATGTTTGATCCACCGGTTAAGTGCTTCTCTTTTAAGGATTCGCGAGCAAACAGCCATGCGATCATTCGGCACTATTCGTTGATCCCTGCCAACTTGCATCGGTGTGCGCCCGTCACGGATGATTACCCACTGCCAACGGTCAGATAATGATGCGACTACCTCATGGGCGAATCTCCAGTTGTCTTCGTCTTCAACCATTGTGTCTGCGGTGAGCAATATCAGTTCATCGTCTGGTGCGGCAATATCCTGCACTCGGTACGCGACCTCTGCTGATCCTATGCCTGTAGAAAACTGTACACAATGTTTCATAATGCCCCTCGGCTAGTTGTTAAAGTTCTACGCCTTGTGCGATGTGGGTTCGTAGCCTGGAGATTATCGACTCGGCTTGTTTCATGGTTGCTTTGAGTGCGTCAAGTTCTTGGGCTAACGATTCGGCTGCATCCATGTAGCGGTCGCGTTCTTCTTGTAACGCTTGGTTGGTGACAGCGAGTGCGTCGACTCGATCCTGCCAGTATTCAAGTTCAAATTCTGTTTCGTTGCTCACTGCGTATCCCTTTCCGTTGATGTGGGGATGTGCCACCCCATACCCCATAATCTATGTTGTTTACTACAGCAAAGTCAAGGCATTCTTTTTTTACCTGGCATCGGTCACAGATTTCTCGGGCTTCACGCATCTTGATGTGGTTGATAGATATTTCTTCGATGTCCATAAAAAACAGTTCGGTGAGTTCGCCTCGGCATTCTGCTTCGTTTTGCCAACCGAAATCGTTGTCTTTTAGTTCGTTGATGAAGTTGTCTAGCAGGCTCATTTCTGTGGATTCCATGGACTCCAGCCTGCCACATCGAACAAAAGTTTGCCAGCACGTAAATTTGTTATCGGGTTCATTAGTTCCTCCTGGGTACATACTCCCATACGGACACAAACAATTGCAAGTTCGGTTCGCTTCAGATCCCAGTTAATTCCATTGATCTGAAGGAGCGATGTATCTGAACGGTGGTTTGAGCCGTCATGCCCGACAACTTCGCAGTTCTCATTCACGATGTCTCCTCCTCGAACATTGGGGCAGCCACCGGATTCGGTGAGGATTATTTCTCCGAGCCGTTGCCATGTTTCGGGTGGCCAGCCTGCTTCAGCGGCTAGTTCTGGTAGCCAAGAAATATCGCCGTGACGGAACACGATGTCAGGTTCAGGCACCCTGTCAGACGCACGGAGAGCCACGCTAAGAGGTTCAGGGGTTGGCAAAGGGGCTTTGGCTGCTGAAACTATGCTGCCGAAGGTGATAATCCCTACCATAGAAACGGCAAATAGCCGTACAAGGTTTCGCATTGGTGTCTCCTATCATAGCAAAAAGGTCGAGTTGCTTACTGGCAAAGGGTTTTGCCCCTAGTCCACCGCGATCAGACAATGGCTAGGGGACAACAACACGCGCCGGTTATGAGGGAGCGTACCCTGAATGTTGTTGTTACATCAGTATTCAGTAATGTTTAACAGTTTGATCAAATCTTTTACGGTAAGTACCACGTACTGATCTTCGGCTTTACCATACCCTCGTCGTTTGGCAACCACAACCCCAACTTCTGCGTTGGCGTTTATCCGTTCTGTCTCGGCTTCTTTCAACCAGCCAGAGAAGTTGAGGGTGTTGTGGGATTTGCATTCAAAGACCAGGCGGTTGTCTACTCCTGTGATGTCACCTTTGTCTAACGCTCCTTGTAGGGCGCGTCGTTCACAGTTCGGATAAAACTGTTTAAGGTAGTCAACGATGAGTGTCTCGAAGGCTGTGCCTTTAGATTTGTTTTTGCTCACGGGGCGAGGATACCAATGAGTTCTGATGCCTCTTTTTTGGTTAGATCATTGAACGAAGTGATGGTTCGTTTCGTGTGATCTGATGCCATTGAAAGTTGGTCTTCTTTGCTGGTGATACCTGCACCACCACATAACGCACGAAGTTTACCTAACTGTGGTGCTGTGGCTGGTGCGCCAGGTTCCTTGATTTGTGGTGTGCCGTTGGCAGGGTGGTTGCTGCGTGATTCTTCGATCACTTCGGAACCTGCGAACAGGTCAACCACTTTGGCCAACACTTCATCGGTATTGTATGCAGGGTTGAAATCATCCATCACTTCGGCTGCCACAACAGGTTTTGGTGCGTATAACGCTTTCTTGGCTGTGGCATATGCGGCACGTAACAAATCCATATCGGATTCATGCAAGTTGTCTAGGTTGACTCCGGCAGTGTTGGCAATTTCGCGCCAATCCAAAGCAACCTCTGCACATGCGCCTTTGAACCGTTCAATATTGTCTGCTGACACTGGTGGGTTGCTGGCAAGTACTACAGGTTTTGCTTGGGGTACAGGTTTGGTTGTGGCATGAGGGTTGTCATCCCATTCTTGTTTAGTCCACAACGATAGACAGATACCGAATCGCATCGCTGCGTTACGAAGGAAGTCACCGATCAGTTCTTTATCTAATTCTTGTTTGTCTGCACGTACTGAACCGACACCTAAACGGGCTTGTCCGAGAACGGTGAGTTCACCCCACATGGTTGCAATACCGTTCTCAACATGGATTGATGGTCGACCGTTATCCCATGCGATAGGAACCCAACGCCATGTCGGGTCAATCTCCAACAAGATTCGTGTGATGTCTGCGTGACCCACAAAATCTAGTGACGTTCCAGCCTTCGGTAGTTTGCCAACGATCTTTGGATCTGGCACACCGTATGCTCCGAGGATTTCTTCAAGTTTCATTATTTGCTCTCCTTTGCTGTGATCCGCATAGTGCGGAAGGTTGATGTTTTCTTAAACTTTGCGTGTAAAGCCGGATGTTCTTTCTCAAATGATTTCGCATCAAATGATGTACGTGACGAGTTCTTCCAGGTGATAACTTGCACCCCGTCAATCGAGCCATACTCTGCGTCACCGAGCAGCATCCCCAACTCGCCTTGCAACTGGTCGCGTACTGTTTCAGCAGATTTGATTTGTTCTTTAGCAATAGACAAACGCTCTAAAGTGTTGTATACCTCATGGCCCAAGACAACAGTGTTCTCATATCCTTCGGGGTACAAAGCCGAAGCGTTGTCGTAGGTGGGGTCAGCACCTTCCGGCATCATCCCCATGTCGATGAACCCCAAGAATTTGCGTACTGCGTCTATGTGTTGTTGGCGTTCGTCGGATGTGACGGTTTGTGTGTGGAATTGCAGTTGAAGATCGGAGTCAAAAACGATCCATGTGATTTCGTTTGTATCAGCGCAGATCGCTTGTTGTACTCCTTGCCATTTCCAATATGGGGGGAGTTGACCATTCCACCTTTTGTTATAGGTTTTCAGTTCATAGATTTTTCCTGACAAATCTTTGCCATCCAATGTTGCCATCAGACGCACACCTTCTTCTTCATAGCAATACAAGTCTTGTGGTTCGCTGATGGTGACGTTCAAGATTTCTGATGCCCACAACATGAGTGGTCCTTCAAGGATTGTTCCTCGACGCATCGCATCGTTTTGTTCTTTCGGCACGGGGGGTGTCTTGGCCAAGAGTTCTACTGCGAGGTCTGCTGGTGTGGTGAATCGGTGTTCGTTGTGAACAACGGCGGCTACGGATGCTGTGATCCGTGCTAGACCTTCATCGTTTTGCCATCGTGCGTTCAACCATTCCTGGCTGCCGTGTGGTGGCTTGGGTATTGTGTATCCGTGCTTAATCATCGTTTCTCCTTGTCGGTGTTTTGTAACTGTAGGTTAGGGGTGTTGCAGAGTAATGTCAAGTCTTTGCGATATGAGGTATATCAACTGCTTTAATGTTGCGGATCATCGCTACAGGTATGTGCAGGATGTGATCCAGGTCGTCGTCTTCTGTGCGTGACTGGTACAGGGTCACATGGTTTTCTTTGCCACCATCACCTATCGCTAACAGGTATCCGCAGGAGGTGATGATGTATTCGGCTTGGTCTATGTCGCTGATCGGTGTCCAACCTATGCCACCGGAATGTGTGTCAGCCCAAGTTATTTCAACAATGGTTTTAGTCGTCATCTTCTACTCCTCGATCACCGCAGAACGGTTGTTGTGGTAGGGGTGTCTTGCATGGGCAAGGGTTGTTGCGGCGGCCGAAGATAGTCATTCTGGGTATTCGATCACGGTGACATCTAGTTGCGAGTAGTGGATGAGCCGACCGTCTTTGCCGATACAAACCCACGTTGGGGCATCCGAGTCGCACAAGCAGCCGACATTTTGTTTCGGGTCGTGAACAATCACACCTTTACAAGCATTGCATTTCACTTGGTAAATCATTGTTCGTCTGCTATCCACGGTTCAATTTCATCTTCAGGTACATCAACAGCAAGCATGAAGGTGTTGCCGTAACGCACATCATATTTGTTGCCTGTGCCATCAACGATCACGGATTCGATTGTGCCTGACTCGTCATCAATGATCACCCTGTCACCCACATTGAACAGTCTCATACGATGCTCGCTCTGACATCACGAATCTGTTGACGCAAACGCTCAATCTCTGACCGCAACTGTCTGATTTCTTCCATACGTTCAGCGATCATAAACGCTGCTGTCTCACGCTGATACAACAACTCTTTCATTGAACTCATTACCGGTTCTCCTTTGCCTGGGTTTATAGAACTGCTAAATCAGAATAGTTGCGGATGTCATGGCGACCCACCAAAAATGTGAGTACACCTGCTGTAGACCAAATACCTTTAGAGTCGGCAAACCATTTGCTTCCACCATCCAAAGACGGACACTGCAACGAGGTGTACGCCCCGTGATCAATGATTTCTAAATGATGATAGTGGGCTGTCACCCACAGATCAGGTTCTCTGCCTTCCTCACGTAACACTTTAATTGACTGGGCGTTAAACCAATCCACTTTTTTGCCCGATATTTTGTGGCCGTGAGCGAATGCCACTTTTACATCCGACAAAACTTTTGTTGTCACCATCTCATCATGTGGGATAGTCCATTCCAGGTTCGGTACATGACCGTCAAGTATCCGATACAACGCATCCAGCAGAAACCCTCCAGAGTTGTCGCTATCAGAAGTAACCTGTTTCCCACCTCTACGCATCCACTCGCCATGATTACATAGCACACCTAGTACATCCAACCGTGGTGTGAGTGGTGCAAGTGTGGTGATTGCTTTAGCAAACATGTCGATACCAAGTAGCAACTGTTGGCGTTGGGTGAGTTCGACTGTGAACAACTGGCTTGCATAGTTGCCGTCGCAACCCTCGAAAGGATCACCCATATTTGTGAACGCGATACCCTCAATGTTGTGTCCGGCACGTTGTAGTTCTTTGATCCGTTTCACACCTGCATCAATCGAAGCGACCATACGTTCCACTGTCGCAGCGACACCACCACCAGCCGATTTGCCTAACTGTAGGTCGGCCCAATTGAAAACAAAAGTGCAAGGTGTCTCATTGGATACTGTCACCTTTGTGGATGGTGGCTTCCATTTGTGAACATACTTGCGGATGTCATCTATCTCCGCATCGTTTAACGCTGTTAAAGACTTGCGTTTGAACTTCGCTCGATACGACCACAACCAAATCAGGTCACGATCACCGTTCTCCAACCGTTTAGACGACTGCCATTTAGACATACGTACCGTGTCATCAGCAACCTCAAACACCGTTGGGTCAAGTCCAAAAGATCGCAACACCGCATCCCAGTCACCTACAAGTTCTGTTGGCATCGCACCCGTAGAAAGTTCGCCACCATCTAAACCAACCTGCGCCCACGCCTTACCATCCACAGAATCATTGGCACTGGCTTTCACGTTTCGTTCTTTTGCAAGATCATCAGCCAGTGACATGTCTAAGTTCTCCTCTGCGATACCCGTTAATCGAACCAACACTGATCCGATGACCACGGTTTTCTAATGCCCGACTAATTGCCGGTGCAGAAATAGTGTAGTCGTTTAACGCAGCGAGAAGATCGGCTTTGTCTTGGGTGTCTAGTTTGTTGATGATCTGTAACAGCATCGGTATTCTGCCACTGATTGTCGTGTTACTTTTTATCTCTTGTAGCAGACTTGGTTTCACGGACTTTTTTGGCGTATTCAATGTGCGCTCCCTCAATCGTTTTGTTCAACTTCTCTATGATTTCCCACAGTTCGTCGGCTTGGTTTCTTGAAGGTGTGACCTTCAGCAAACTGTCGCGGATGAGTGTGAGTTCAACGGTAGTGAATCCCCTCGCCATTTGCAAGCACCTTTCAATCGGTTTAGTTGTGCTTGGACCTTACATGGTCTGTGAGCGCACTGTCAATTCTGTCTACTTTGTCTTCGGTTCGGTTCAAAGACTTGTGCATGGTACGCAGGATGCCTTGGACCACTTGATGGTCTGCATGGTTTTCTCTGCCTAGTTTGGCAACAATTATTGCTAAGAGACTGAAACCACCAGTAACACCAGCAGCCCAAACAGCATCCACAGGATCATCCGGCTTTCGCAGCAACGAAGGCTGCAACCGCTGGTGGGACTTGGTTTCCTTGGGTGTAGCGGATGTGCCACGGCTCTGATTGGACTTCGTGTGAGAAGCCAAATAGGTGTTCGTTGTCTAGCATCCATTTGAGTCTAGGGCCTGATGCTGTGGCAACGTCAACTGCGATACCGAGGTTATGCTGCGATTTTCCTGGTGTTGCCAAACATGCCATACCTTTTTTCAGATACCACTTCTTGCCTTCAAAGGTGCGTGTGTCAGGGTTGCCTGTTGGTTCTAGTTGGTACCTTTGGAAGAACGCTTTGGTTTGGGATTCCAATGTGCGATATGTGTCGCCTGCTGATGTTGGTGTCAGTTTGATACCAGCCTTTTGTGCGGCATCTACCATCGCTTCCCATGCATCGGCAGCACAATGGTGGAGTGTGCCACCAACAGTTTTGCGTAACTGTTCGGCAGTGAGTTTGCCTGGGACAGCGTTCTTTAGGTGGTCACAAAGTTTGACCGGCACAACTGGATATGCCACAGGTTTACTTTTCGGCTTTTGCGCCGAACGCACTGTTGATTTCTTCTAGTGTCAACTTGCCATCAAGCGATGACTGAGCGAGTTTCTGAACAACAGTTGCACATGCAGCGAAACCAGCAAGAACAGCCGACTTCCAAATCTCTAATTCAGGGGCAATCACAGCACTACCACCAACGATAGCCAATGCTGAGGACAGGAACACTGCCACGATACGACCTGCGATGTCTTGTGCTTTCTTCATTCTGATTCCTTTGTGCTGAGAGTTAATGCTGCGTGTAACACTAATGATACACCAACCACCCAGATCGCTTGCCGGAGTGTTGGCCCTGACAGGGTGATGAGGACTAAGCCTGTGCCTGCGTATGTCCAGGCGTTGTCTTTGATGAGGTTGGAGAGGCGTTTCATTTCTGTCTTATCTTACTACCTGCTGCTGTGAGGGTTGCTCCTGCTGCGATGGCGATGAGGGTTCGGCGTTCTCCTACAGGGATGTTTGATCCTGTTGGTACGTAGTCGTCAAATCCTCCGAAGATGTCTATGGTTGATTCAAACGCTTCTTGTACGGCGAGAGGGGCGTTTTGGATTGCTTCTGTGAGTTCGGCTATTTGGGTGTCGTCTAATTGTTCTACTTCGATGGTTTCAAAGATTTCTGTGGCTTGTTCTTCGGTGATGACAGCCAACACGTCGGGGTTGGTGGCGAGTTCTTCGGCTTGGTCGGCTGTTACTTCGGTGTCAAGGAGTTGCTCGATGAGGGCTATGGCTTCTTCTTCGTTGAGTTCGCCGAGTGCTTCTATTACGGAAGTAAACTCCTCTTCCGTTAACGGTATAGAAGTGTTTACAGCGTCTAGGAGGGCTTCTACTAGTTCGGCTGGTATTTCCTCGGTTACATCTATTGGGAGCGTCTCAGGCGTTTCTGGTGCGTCTGGCAGGGTGTCTGGTGGCAGGGTGTCAGGCACCGTGGTATCGGGAACGGTCGTATCGGGGATGGTGGTGTCAGGTACCGTTGTGACTACAACTGGTGGGATTGTGTCCACAACAGAAGGAACTGTTGTCGTTTCCGCCACTGTTGTTTCTGGTTCAGGAACCGTTGTTGACGGCTCTGGCACTGTCGTGTCTGGTGGCAGGGTCGTTGTTTGAAGTATCGTAGTAGTCGATTCTTCTACCACAGGCACAGTCGTGGAGGGTGCAATAGTAGAAGTGGTCGTCGTTGTACTCGTGGATGTTGTTGTGGTGTCCCATAAAGAAAGATTAGCAATAGACAAATGACCAGGCTGGCAACAGGTATCTGTCGAGTATTGGCGGAACGTAAAAATGTCGCCTTCAACCACAGGCACAGACATAGTTCCTGACGAAATGTTGACTTGTGTAATCAACGTGTACACCCCATTGACACCGTACTGTGGCGGGTCATACACCCAACCATCATTGGTTTGATACGACCAATCAAAGTCAACTGTGTTCACATCAGCAGGCACAACCGTTTCAATTTGCACCCAATGCGCCTTGCCACCACACATCCCGAACCCTTGCACCTGATTGTCGGGACCATGCAAAGTGATGATGTTGTCAACTACTTCTATTGACCCACCACAATTTTCGGACTGGCTGTATGTCCAGTTGCCGAGAACATCGGCTTTAGCGGCTGGTGGGAATAAAGCGAATACTGCGAGAGGAGCAAATATCAGCCAACGAGATGAACGTGACACCTAGATGCCATACACCCAGGAAGTGCCGTTCCACATGCGGGCTTGCGCATCAACCCATGCTGTACCATTCCAAACTTTCGGCAGAATAGTCACCCACGCTGTGCCATTCCAAACTTTTGCTACACCACCCAAACTGGTAGCAGACACGTTGGCAAGAGTCCCAGTACCAACATTACTACTTGGTAAAACATTGTAACTATAAGTAGTAGAAGGAGCAACAGTCGTATCGTTAAACGA